CGAGAATCAAGATTTCGTACGCCAGATTGCATTGGAATTTCTAGACTATGGTAAATTCAAGTCCGTAGAAGCTAGACTTAACATAAAACCTGGCATTATTGAAAAGTTATTCTATGAAAAGCCTAGATACGAGAAACTTTTCGATGATGAATTGTCTAGACAAGCTAAAAATCGCTTGTTTCGTGAGGGCCATGTTAATATCTTCAAAATAAGCAGAAGACTAATAAGCGTAACTAATGATGAGAAGGCTTATGAAGATGGTGGCCCGACTATTAAAGATGTCGTGAGTGCTGCAAATACGCTTGCAAAACTATACGATTCCGTTTTAAAGACGAAAGGAGACGCTAAGAAGGACTCGCTCGACGAGATCTGGGAAGATGTAAGTAGTGAACGAAAATCAAAGGAAAGTCCTCCAGATATGTAGACGACTACAATCTGATTACGGCGATGATTTTGTTGGTTGGGTTAATAGATATATAAATTTCAAAGGTCTAAAACATGACCGCCTAACTGACCAACAAGAAGAAATAGCTAATAATTTAATTACAGAAAGAAATGTCTGTGTTTCCGCAGGTGGCGGCTTGGGCAAATCAGCCCTTGCCGCTTTACTTGTGCTATGGTTCTTATCCACACACCCTTTTTCAAAAATCCCCACCACTGCACCTTCAGGAAAACAGTTAAAAGATATTCTCTGGAGTGAAATTGCATTCTGGATGCGTCGTTGTGAGTTAAACGACTTGTATGAATTGCGCTCTGAGAAATTATACATAAAAGGTTTTCCTGAATGGTATGCAGCTGCTCGTACAGTCCCAAAGGACACTAATAAAGCATCGCTAAATGACACGCTAGCCGGCTTTCATGCCAAACATCTTCTTATAATAGTTGACGAAGCTAGTGGTGTTCCCGATCCAGTATTCACCGCCCTTGAAGGCGCTTCGACTAGTTCCGATACTTACTTACTCTTGATCTCCAATCCAGTATCTACTGGTGGGTATTACTACGATACTATTAGCGATCCTGCTGGAAAGGGCGCATCGTACACAGTCCTTTATTACGACTCTCGTGAATCCCCATTAGTCGATAAATCATACGAAGAACGAATTATAGCTCGATATGGCAAAGATTCGTCCATGTATAGAGCTAAAGTTCTTGGTATGCCTATATCATTCCTTGAAACAGTTGTCGTGCCTCCAGAACTCTACGATCGTGTAATTTTACAGAATAAAGACCACATGCAAGGTAGTCATGTTCTCGCGATAGATGTCGGCGGTCTTGCTGACAAAACAGTTTTCTGTCATAGGTGCGGGCGCTCGATTACCGATTGGGATATATTTAAAACTGGAAATCCTACTGATATTGTAAAAGAAACAATACGGATTTGGGAGTCTAGATATAAAGGTAAAAGATTCAAGGTAATTGTAGACGCATTAGGTCCAGGAAGCGGCGTTTTAAGCCATCTTCAAGATAAAAACTTATTCGAAGCAATAGGCTTTAGAGGAAGTGAAAAGGCTATACAGCCTTCAATGTATGCTAACAGGCGCTCAGAAGGTTATTATCATTTAAGCCGAGTTTTTGAACGCCTTCATTTCCCTAAAGAGCCGCCAGAGCAACTTAAAAAGGAATTAGTCAACTTATTCTTTGACTATTCCCAAGGCCCGATAACAATGGAGCCTAAGAAGAAATTTATAGGCCGATTAGGCTTCTCCCCTGACCATGCGGATGCTTTAATGATGAGTGAAGATGCAGGAGCTTCAGAAATATCAATGGCTGCTAGATGTGTTAATGCTAAAGCTATGAAAATGAACAGAAAAAGGCCACATAAATCAAAATACGGCAAGTTCGGAAAATTTATTGTCTAAATTGCGCTACGCAACTTACTGGAGAGTTCAATGTTTAATAGAAAACTGAAACAAAGAATAGCTGATCTCGAAACAAAACTTGACACTAAGGCTAATGTTCCTAAAAAGCGTATCTTTGGATCTAAAGGTTATGACGATCCGACTGATAAGGAGATTTTAACTGAGCTAGTTCCGCCCGGAGGTCTAGAAAAGTACAGAAATATGCGCGCTAATGATCCTATAGTAGGCGGGTTAATGCTTCGCATAGATAATCTATTCAAAAACGTGGAGTGGGAAGTTGAAGGCCAGAATGCGGCTATAGTTAAAAGGCAATTAGACAACTTAAGATATGGCGTGTCAACTTTAATTTCTGAAATGACTACTGCGTTTACTTACGGGTTTTCTTTAAACGAGAAAATATGGGAGATGTCGGGCGGCGAAGTGGCTTTAGTAGACCTAGCCCCAAGATACCAGCCATCAATAGACGAGTTTATTAATGATTACGCTATCCAATCTACCGCTCTAGGTACAGTTGATATACCGTTATCTAAATGTTTGCACTTCATCCCTATCGAGCATTGTCGAAATCCTTATGGCGATTCAATGTTAAGGACAGTTTATAAACCATATTACTATAAATCCTCCATCGAAGCTGCTGAAGCGCTGGGCATAGATAGAGATTTAGGTGGTCTTCCTGATTTAGAGGCTCCAGAAGGTTTTGATTTCAGCAAGGCAGACCCCGATTCGCCAAATTACGATGCTAGCGTTGCTTCAACTCTCGATTGGGCAGAAGATCTAGTAAGCAATGTTCGAAGGGATAATATTGATGGCGTAGTCCGTCCTTATGGCTGGAGTTTAAACATCATCCGTGGAGAGACAAGGACCAGCATCCCGACTGTCGAGATCATAGGTCGCTATAATACTGAAATAGCCGTAGGACTTTTGCAAACTTTCGCAGTTATGGGCGGTTTTGCTTCTACGAATAATGCTAACGTAAGCGAGTTAATCTCAGACTTTCATTCTGTATGCGATTCATTCTTAACATCTATGGCTTACGCTATAAATTCGCAAGTCATTAGAGAAATTTGCGCCTTTAATGGCAAAACTTCAGTACCAACTTTCAAATTTAAAGAAGTTCAAAAGCGCGATATTGATAAATTAGCATCATATGTGGCTCGCTTAGTCGCCAACGGCATAATTGATCCTACAGTGACACTTGAAAAAGCTATGCTGGAAAGAATCAAAGTCCCATATACCGCCGATCAGGAAAAAGAACGCAAACTTTCTCCAGAAGAAAATGGTACATAAAATATATTTTACAATCCGCCAAAATAATCTAAAATTAAAATAAAAACGCTACACAAAAAGGATGAATACAAAGTGCCGTATCCAAATTACCATAGTTGCCGCATAAATTCGCCGGACAAGTATGATAAAATCCGAACTGACAAGAATGCTATGAAGGTAAACGGAAAATACGTGGACGTTCTCTATGGAATAAAAGATGATAAAACTGAAATTCAAGCTTATCGCTATCCTACGTCTTTATTCTCTGAGAGCGAGGCTAAAGATCACTGTTCAAAAAAGAACGGCTCTTTTCATCCTGCGTCGAAAAAGGCATCAGCTAAAACTTACATGGCAAAGTCTGAGTGGGCAATCTTAGAAGAAGAATTAAAAAACGTCTTAGATATGGCCACTGAAAGTTATGAAGTATTCTTCGACACTGGTGATTCATCCTTTAACGAGCCATCAATCAACGACAGAACAGCCAAAATCGAGTTGGTAGGGCCATTATTTAAGTATTCAAATATTCTCACTGTTATCGGTGTGGGGACGTCACTAGAAGACGCGTCCTATCAACTCGAAAAGGCTATTCAACTTAAAAAGAATAAAAAGATAGACAACGTAGAACTCTTTTTCGACACTCCTGGTGGGCAAGCTAGCGGTGTCGATGCTTTTGCTAATAAAGTTTACAATCTCAGAGATGAGTTAAATATAACAGCTAAAGTAAATGGAATGTGTTGCTCAGGAGGTTATTGGATTGCCTCTGCGGCTAAAAATATACAAGCAACATCAGATTCAGATATGTTTGGAAGTGTCGGTGTGATACTTTCAATAGAAAGAGCGGAAGATGATGAATATGTAATCGTAAGCAGCAACGCCCCGAATAAATATCCTGATCCTAGTACCGAAGAAGGTAAAAAGGTAATCCAAGAACATATTGATAAGCTAGAAAGCATATTTATTGAAAAGGTAGCTACTTACAGAAATACAACTACTGATAACGTGAAAAGTTCTTACGGAAAGGGTGGGGCTCTTTTCACCCAGGATGCATTAAAAGTAGGAATGATAGATGAAATTCAAACATTTGGAGGTAATATGGAAATCACAGCTCAATTTCTCAAAGAGAATCATGAAGAAGTTGTGAGTGAGCTCGTAAATGAAGCAGTCGAGGCGAAGAAGAATGAATTTCAGACTTCTCTTGAGCAGAAAGATTCTAAAATTCAAGAGTTGGAAACTGAATTGGCTAAACACAAAGAAGAAGAAACAAATGATCTTCCTCCGGAGGCTAAAGCTACTCTTAACGAATATAAGGAAAAGCTAGACGCTATGGAGAAAGACTATTTGAAGAGCGAACTCAGCTTTTGCAATGACGATCAGCGAGAGAAACTCATGGACCTTCACGGTCATGTAAAGAAAGAGAAAATTCTCGAAATTGGCGGCATCATTAAAATCATGCAGGATACTATCAATGAACTCGGCAAGGCTAAAGGTCATGACCACACACCTGACCAAGATGCCACGTTTGACCAGAAAGTGGAAAAGCGTAAGAAAGAATTGGTAGCTGAAGGTTTTAGTGAATATGACGCCTACCATGAAGCATACAAACAGGTACAATAAGGAGGAACTATGGATTTGAACATTCGGACAGCAAACGTTGTTCCTTCTACTACTGCTCTTACGGATCAGGAAAAGTATGTAGTCGATCTAGACGGTGTGAAAACTACTACTCTTGGCGATTTTGGCTATGGAGTAGTCCGCATCGGTCGGCCTGCTAACGAAGCCTCTCAGGTTGTAATTGGCGGCGAAACTGAGGCTTATGTATATGGAGCTGACGATAATCTTGATAAAGGCGATCCCATCGTTGCTGGGTCTAGCGGGGTCTTCAAGAAAGCTACTATCGGCACACATGCAGTCCGTGGGCATGTAATGGAAGCAGTAACAACTGACACAACCGCTCAGGTTTTTCTATACTAAGGAGGGAACATGGCTAATTGGTATGATGTAATTAAAGACCAATTTGTACGGAACGTTGCAAATAAATACGTTCAGGAAGTCGGTATCCCTGCCTTTGGTGTATTTCCTAAGATTAATTCGTCTAGTCTTACAGGATATATCGCTAAATATGATAAAGAGGACTGGTACTATATTGGTACTGTGTCTGATTATCTTCGGCAGGGTTCTACGGAATCCCGTGGCGATGACTACGATGTGAGTTCGCAGGCTTACACCTTGCTGGAATACGCCTTTCATAAAGACGTATCTAAGGACGATCGTAACGAATACGACAATCCTTATGATCCAGTAAGAGATGCGACAGAATTTGTAGTCAACCGTCTTCGGCGTATTCTTACATCGGTTCTTAATAGCGAATACATGACATCCGGCGTCTGGGGTACAGATAAGGATGGTAGTGGGGCGGACTTTACTCAGTGGAGTGATGATTCTTCTACTCCAGTTGACGACGTACTCAGCTGGAAAGAAAACGTCATGAAGACTACTGGGTTTTCGCCTAATAAAGCTATTATGACACCTGATGTCTTCCGTACATTGAAGACTAATAGTGACATTACAGGTAAGATGAAAACTACCAGCGATAAAGTCCTTTCTAAGGATCTTTTGGCGCGGCTTTTTGAGCTTGATAGAATCGAAATCTTCGATACTATTAATTCCGGAGCTACGGATTTCATGTCCAGCAAGAAATTCCTGCTCATCTACACTCCGGATCGGCCTACTAAGTTCAAGCCTTCCGCTGGGTATTATCTCACCTACAAAAACAGCAATGGTGAGAATGTCGGCACTGATCGTATCGCTATGCCGCATCTGAACAAAGCCCTTCGAATCGAGGCTACTGTTCATGCTGACCCTGTGATGCTTGCAAGTGACCTTGGACTTTATGCGTACAACGTGATTGCGTAATGGAAACAAGTGAACTGCTGCTTGAAATTGGAAGTCAGGCTTTTGATGATCTCACTGAAACAGAGATTAGTCACCTGACTTCCAATTACAAGTCCACTCAAACTCAACTAGCCGGAATGAAGGCGTTCGATCTTTTACGTAAGAAATTCCGGCCTAATTATAGAATGGGTCGTACTTACGAGGATTTATCCGATAAGTACCGATTCTATGATGAGCTATATAAAGAGTACACAAGAAACGTTTCCGCTGGAAAGATCGCATCTACTGAAGAAGAACGTGATGATCGAAATAATCTAGACAGGTACAAATTTACCGCTGATGGAAACTAATGCTAACATCAATATTTATAGAGAGTCTACTAACTGGAAACATGAGAAAACTGTCTCCTTAGTGGGAAGTTATGATGTTTGGCTAGAAAACGTTTCTGTTACTGAATTTAAAACAATCCAAGATACCGTCGTTTCCAATAAACTGGGCGACGGTTTAGTTATACTTACCGAAGATTTAGACCTCACGAATTGTTTTTGGGCTGCAGATAGCACCGCAGTTACTCGCCATTATTTTCTAGACTGGGATAAATTCTACAGTCGTGATACAACACTTCATCATATAGAGGCAATGTATGGCTAAACATACTGGCGAAGTACAATTAGAATTAGCAGAACGTGAGGAAGAAGTTTTACTTAAATGCGTTTCTCGTAAGTTATACAAAGAAATAATGAGAAACCATGAATTTCCTTATGACTCGTCGAAGAAGACGCAGGATAAAAGGAAAATATACACAAGAACTACTGGCAAGTGGCATTTGAAACAACATGGCGCAGCTTATTATGGCTCCCGTAAAGTTATCGGACCTAATTATAGAGGGCCAACGCCACAGACTAAACAAAATGTTATATCACTAATTTGGTCGATGAAGAAAGCATACGGGCCTGATAAGTCTAGAATATTCGATTATGCTGAGATAGTTCTTGATCAGTCAAGTTTCTTTGAAGTTTACCCAACTGACCATGAGATAGACAAAGCTATGGATGAATGCATCGACGAATGGTGGGCGCGAAATTATGCTTGAAGAAACTATAGCTAACTACATAGCAGGAAATACATCTTTAGTCACAGGAACTGACATATTTCTTCACAGTTTTCCTGAAGGATTTGAAGAAGGAGTTATCGTTCGCTGCGGAAATGAGGTGGCTAGCTTTGAACCGCTTAGAAATAATTCGACAAGACTTCTTGTTTTCTATCGGGACTATATTGATTCGCGCAACATAGTCGAAGTTCTAATGGTACTTCTTAATTCAAAAAGAGGAACTCTAGACGGAACTTGGACTATAACTGGAGAACTTAACACTGAGGAACTTGGCGAAGATCAAGAAGGGCGTTTTGGATTTTCTATTGAATTATCATTATCTTATGACTATTCGACTATCTACAATGACTACCTAACAATAGGTGGTGAAACTGTAACACTAAATGGTGAGAATATTTACCTATAGGAGGCAACAATGGCTAATTACGAACTCAGCCCATGTCAGATCAATTACAAAGGTTCTGATTTAGGCCGCACCAATGGCGGTGTGACTCTTACTCTTAGCCAGTCTGGCGTAACACTTAACACGGATCAAGATGGTGAAACTCCGGTTGATGAATATATAGTCGGCACTGATGTTCGTGTAAGTGGAAACCTTGCTGATATTGAGTTGGATAATATCGCTAACATCATGAATGAAACAAAAGTCACTGATGGCACTAAGGAAAAAGTTGAGATTAACACCAACGTAGGCACTTCACTCCTAGACAATGGTGGTGAGTTGATCTTGAAGCCTTACGTAAACGGTTCGGTGACTACAGATCAAAACAAATGGATTACACTCCATAATGCAGGCATTAAAGCCACTGCTGAAATGCAGTATGACATGAGCAACCAGCGCGTGATTGCTTTTGAGGCTACTGGATACGCTGACTCTACTGGCTTGATCGCTACTTTCGGTGACACGACAGCTACAGCATGATAATATTCGGCCCGGCTAAAATAACGAGAAATTCTACAGACCTTGGCGATACTTACGGAGGTGGAACATTAAACCTTAAAACTAAGTATCGCCATCCTGTAGGAACTGCTTATACCGTCGAACAAGTGGCTTACGGCGGTGAGGGAGAGTTGAATTTCTACAGCTGGAATGATATATCAATTAACAACTCCGTGGAACTTTATGACTACGCTGAATTAAAGATAGAAACATCTACTGCTACTGTAACTCTTCCACGGTGCAAAATTTTACTATCTAACTCATTCACAATAGGCGTGAACGAACAACAAGCTATAAAGACGCTTTTATACTTTACAGCGAGTAATAACATTCTTTTAAGCATCACAGGTATAACTGGTCAACTAATGACCATAGGTGGTTAAACTGCCACGCTGGGTGGCGAAGATATTTACTTATAATGGAGGACAATAAGATGGGAAAAGTTTTCGACGTTGATGAATACCTCAAAGAGAAGGCTGTAACTGTTAAACTTAACGGAAAATCTTTCGAAGTTAAAGATGTCCCTTACGAGGTTAGAGATAAATTCGATTCTGAAGATGAAAATAAACAACTCGAAGGATTAAGAATCCTCTTAGGATGCACCGAAAAAGATCTAGAAGGTTACGGTTATGCTGCGACTAGCGCTATTATAGAGCATATTACCCAAAATTTGTTTCAATCGCCTTCTCAAGAAGATCAATAAGTCGTCTAGAGAAGGCGGGTGCAGTAGCTCATGTTCTACACGTCAATATCTTCGATGCGTTAAATCTCGACAGCTCAAGACTTGACATTCTTTACAATGAATCAGTAAGACAACGCACGATAGACCTAGTATATATGTCTAAATCATGGAATCCTAAACAAGATGAGATTGATAAAAGTCTAAAAGTTCACGGTCATTATACAGAAGGATTCTATGAAAACGAGCTAGACAGACTCTTTAAGGACGTAAAAAAGTGAAAAAACGAGTTGAATTACAATTAGAACTCGATCAATTTAGGCGTGGCTTACGTTCAGCTAATGACCAACTAGACGAAACAAGTCGAAAGGTTGTTGATTCTGGAAAACGTATGTCTAACGCCTTTAATGCTACTTGGCGCGGAAGGAATACTCCGAAAGAGCAAATACGTAACTTAAAGAAATATACTAGCGAGCTAGACGCGCAATTCAAAGAGATAAAACGCCGCAGACCTTTCGAGGGGCAAGATGAAGAGCTAAAAAGTATTCAACGACATATGTCTGGAGTTAGTAAGCGAGCGCAAGATATTAAAGCTGATACTAAACAAATGACTGACGAGTTGATTAAATTCCGCTCGCATACTGCACGATTAACTCAAAAGCAAGAATACGAACGCTTACAACTCCAGATTAAAAAAGCCGAGAAAGAATTAAGTGAGCTAAATAACGAAGGAAAAGAATCGCAGGGCGTATTTTCTAGACTTTCTCGAAAAATGAGAGGTTTTGGAAACCGCACTGAACGAGTTTCTAAGCAAGCTAACAAATTCTCCGGCATCATGAATACCTGGTGGGAAAGGTTCGGTGCAGTAGCTATAGGCTTCACTGTCGCATATCGAGCTATGAATGCCTTTGAAAATGTTATCTATGAAACAGTCGAGATAATGCGGGATGCTATACTAGCCTCTGGTGAATTATCTTCGCTGCAAGGAGAATTAGCTGGATATTATACATTATCAACTGGGAAGATAGAAAACTTTAACAAGGCTCTTAATGACGCTAGAGGTAATGTTAACGCACTAGCTATGGCTTCTACAAAATCAGTTTCAACTATTGATGAATTAGTCACAGGTTATAGTGAGTTAGCTCAGCATGGTGTTTATATTCAAGAAAACATGATGGATGAGTTTACCGCTTTTAATGACATGCTAGTTCAGGTGGCTAAATCTACAGGAAGCACTACTAAGCAAATACGTTCTGAATGGCAGGGACTTCTCGAAGGGCAAGAAAGAGCTACTAATGCCATGTTAAGAATGTTAAGAAACATTGGTGTGCTTTCTGAAGAAGAAGTTAAAATGTTAAAAGGTATTGGCGATGAAGCGGCAATAGTTGAAAAGATTCTAGAGCGTACTGGCGAAGCTGCTAAACGTGTTCAAGAAGAAATGTTACAGAGAAATGTCGCGGCTGCAATGAGAAACTGGAAAGCCGCAATGCAGCAATCCATAGTCGCCGCACAACAGTTAGCTGCGGAGGGTGAAAATGTAGGTAATATATTCGGTAAAACTATCTATGACCATATCGAGAGAGTTAATAAAAAGTTCTACGAATTAGGCAACCAAGAAGCATTTATTTCATTACTAGAAAAAATCAACTGGGGCATTGATAAAGCTCTTACAGTCATGGAAAGGTTTATTCTAGGTCTTGGAAAATTATCAGTTATACTTGATAATTTAAGTCCTCAGTTGAAAACAGCAGTTAAAACTATATTCGCTATGGAAGCGGGCCTTGTTGGGCTTAAGGTTTTGAAGGTTATAGGCTCACTTTTTAGAAGACTAAACTCAGTCCTAATAACTTCAGTTGAAAATATGTTTACATGGCAAGCAGCAGTACTAGCAACAACAGCAGCCGCGTATGGTTTGATTACCGCTATAAGAGCATTAAAATTATCAATCCCAGAAAGTTTTTCTAAGAATCTAGAAACTGCACTAGATTCAGTTAAAGAAAAAATGAATGAAGTTAGAAAAGAATATGAGAAAACTGGCGATCCTAAACTTTTCGAGCAACAGATAAATTTAGAAGCATCTAAAAAAGAAATAAAGGAATTAATAAGGCTTAGAGACAAATTAGGAGATGTTCCAGAAACACAAATTCCAGACGCTTATAGAAATTATAAAAAAGCTATGGGTGAGGATTTACCTAGTTTTGGTGAGCGTTTTCTTAATAAAGCAAAACAAGACGCTGAATACATAGGCGAAGGTTTAGGCGCAGTTGTAAATATTATAACTGACAAAATAACTGAATTATCGAAAACACCAGACGCTTTTTACGGCGATCTCCCTTCACATATTGGCCTAGGCGCTGGAACTAATAAGTATCTAGACATGGTTAAAGAGACTTCTAATAAGCTCACCGAAGCACATAAAGAGTTAATGAAAAGCGGCGATGCGCTGACAAAGAAGATGAGAAATGATGTTGAAATTCTCAACGACTCATTAAAAGAGGCACACGATCTTTTTATGGCAGGTGCTATTTCAGAGGAAACTTTCCAGCGCGCCGTT